AAGTTAATCCTGAAGCTGTTCCTGTTACATTTGTCATAACACCACTTGCTGGTGTTCCTAATGCTGGTGTAGTTAAAGTAGGAGCTGTTAAAGTTTTATTGGTAAGAGTTTGTGAGCCAGTAAGAGTTACTACTGTAGAATCAATAGCTATATCATTTGCATTAGCAGTAATACCTGTACCACCAACTACATCTAAAGTAATTTCTCCTACAAAACCACCACCTGTTAATCCAGCTCCAGCTATAATTTCATGAATATTTCCTGTTTCATCTTCTTCTCTTGAAAGCTTTGGTATAGCTTCTGTAAATTCTTGTTGGTAAACAACACCATTTCTTTTTTCTTGTTTTACTAATTTACCATCTTCTAAAAATGATATTGGCTCTCCATCTTTTAAAGTATTTATAGATGGTCTTTGCTTAAAGAAAGAGTCAGGAGATATGACTTTGTGTTCACCAGATTTTGGCATTATGAAGGTCTCTTGTTCGTTTGTCTAAAGTCTATATTTATGTCGTTAATTTCTATTTTAGCACCAGAAGTTCCACCTCCATCAGAAGAAATTAACTCTAAAGCCATAGACTCACAATCTCTGTCTGAATTTGCAATAGTAAATTCTAATACTTTATAGTCTGCAGAATTAATTTGTTGTGCTGATAAAGAACCTGTATGAGTAGAAGACTTACCATCATTATAATATTTTAATGCTAGGTCTGTATCTTCTCCATTGTCTCTACAAGTTACATATACACTCTTTACTTTTTTTACTAATCCTGGATTTCCAAAATCTAAATCTTTTGTTTTCACTGTTATTATATTTGTTCCTAAATCTTGTAGCTGATATTTTTTAACAGTAACATCTTCACCATCACTATCAGCATGACCATCTTCTGTAAATTCATATCCGTAAATACCATCAGAACATTCAACAAAATTTGATTGAACTGTTGCTGTTCTATTTATAATGGACCAAGAATTTCTTCTAAAGTCATAACAATATATTTTCTTTTCACTGGTAGATTCTACATTTACTGCAACATATAATTGTTTATATTTAGAATTAAATGCTGTTGAAACAGAATTTAAAGTGTTAGAAGCTGATATATCTTCTAGCCACTCATTATCTGATAAATTTTCTGTTATTTCTACTGGTGTTGATTGACCGTTATATAAAAAGACTCCATCTACATTGACCCAACAAAGACCGTATGGAGTTTTACATACAGCTTGCTGTGCATCACATCCATGACCATCATACTCTGCTTCTAAATACCACCCAGCATCAGATGATGAAGATACATTAATTACATATATTTTAGATTTTTTAAAACCTATAATTCTATTACCAAATGATTCTATAGCCCTAAAAGAGTCTCCATCATTAATACCAATGTCTAAGTAATATGAATCAGGAAATGTATTAAATCTATTTACAGGAGTGTAGTATATTCTATCATCAAAAACTTTACTTTCTTTTGCTACATTACACAACCAAACTCTACGTTGTGCTATACAGGCACTTTTATAGCCATCTACATCAATACTATTTTCTGTGTGTGAAAAACCGTTAATACTATCATAAGTATCTAAAGTAGGTGACTGTATTACAAGACCAGTTATTTCTTTTGTACCTGAGCTTTTATATGTTCCAGAACCTCCCCATGCAGTAAAGTCATCAAATAAATTTGTTCTGATTCCTCTTTCATAATCTGCGTCTAAGAATAAATTCCATCTTTCATTTTTATCTTTTCTTCTTATATATATTCTAAAACCTTTTTCTTTTTCTCTAAATGCACTTGCAACATTAATTTTAACTCCTACTGCTGTAAAGAAATGCCCTGCTGATAAAGATGCTGTACTTGGTGCACTAGACCACACGTGTGGAAGTGTTTCATCGTCTGTTAAATCTACATAGGTATAAGACCATTCGTATGCTCCTGCTTCCCATGCACCACCACCAGAACTAGATTCTATATCATAAATCATTTCAAATTCACCAGCTACATTTAAAGTAGCTGAAAATGAATCTGCATCTGCTATATTTGCATTAGCGTCAGCAGTCGTTCCTAAAGCAGCTGCTCCACTTAACCATTTTAAAGTAGATACTCCAAATCTATTAGTATCTAAAAATCTTAAAGACTGTCTAGCAAGATAAGCTACATCAAAAGCATTTGTGTGGCTTTCATCTGCAACATATAACACTCCATCAATATAATAGTATATAGGTTTATGTATTCCTGTAATTTTATTGTTTACAGTTCTTGCAAAATCACCAGTACTTCCAAAGTTTCTTGTTAAGTATGTTATTTCTTTTTGAGATGATATAGTTTCATGCAGTGTAATTACTTCTTTAGGAGCACCTTGCCACGCACCTCTAGCACCACTTGTTGCAGTTAAGTCATATTGTGTGTTAAAATGAAAAGCTGTGTTACTAAAGTTTGCAATTTCTATATCAGATATTGTTCCTTTAGATTCTGCAGCTGAAGATGAATAAATTAATCCAGCATTAGAAAAAATAGCATTTGTTGTAGACTGAACCTGATTAGGTGCAATATCTCTAGAAGAGGACTTAGTATTAAGTCCTCCACTAAAATCATTTAATTGTAATGACCTTCTAGGCACTTCTTTTCACCTTTTCAAAGCTACGCATTCCCCCAAGACCGAGCATACCTAAAAGTACAGTCGTTAGCGTACCCATATCAAAGGTAGGTAAAACTACTTCATTTCCAAAACTATACAAGATAAATGTAAGTAAAGGCTGTATGATATAATGATACGCTAAAGCAGAAGCACAAATCCATCCAGTAAAAGGTCTCCATCCAGCTACAAACATAGACGTATGTCCAGCTTCTACTTTATTAACTTCCATCTGAGCTTTATTTATTTCAGCTATTAATTCAGCTTTTTCTTGTTTATCTAAAGTAAACTTGTCTACGTGACCAGCTACTTTATCTATTATACCTGCAACTATATCTAGTTTAGGCATAAGTTACATCCACATTCACAGTTCATAATATCTCCTTTTAACATTTCCATCTTCTTCTTGCTTGCCTAATTCTTGAATTAGGATTATTTCTTGTTTTAGCACTACTTCTTTTTAGTTGCCCTAAAGACCTAGCACAATAAGACTTTCTTCTTTTAGCTGCTTTACTACCTTTTTTAACTTTACCAGTAACAGCAGTCTTTAATTTACTACCAGGGTTAGCTCTTCTGTAAGCAGCTACACCCTTCTTTGTCATTCCAGCACCTTTTTTTGTAGGTCTGTAATTAGCGTTTTTGCCCTTAGTAGTCTTTCTAATTGCTTTGGCTTTTTTTCTTTTTGCAGCCATTTAGTATATTAACCAATTAAATCCAACTTTAGACTCATAACTTTGTACGTCATACATATTTAGATAACGACCTTCTAAAAATATTCCAAATTTATTAGTTAGTTTCCATCCATAAACTAAACCTAAATCATAGTCCATTCCATTTTCTGCAACATCATAATTAAATGAATAATCAGACATACCTTTAGTTATTGGATATGCAGTTGCCCAGAAATGAAACCAATTCTTAGGTGTGTACTTATAATAATCTGTACCTACACTTAAAGATAATTCATTTTGATACCCTAAGTCTTTAGCATATTCTTCGTTGTACTCTCTTACTATTCTACCATAAATCTGTTTGTAGAATTGGTCATCTGTGTTAGCAACAAGATTACCTTCTGCATCATACCACTTGTAATCAAAGTAACTATAACCATATTGTGTAAACTGCTCTACAAACTCATCTGTATATCCATAGAAGTATGCAAACTCCCAAAATGGTGTAGATTCTGATATGTCTATACCTTGTTCATCCCACCATAAATCAATAGGTCTAAAGTCTAAATATGCTGGATGACTTCTTCCTGCAACACCCATAGACAATGCAAGATTACCAAAGTCCTTTTTAAATCGCATATCTAAAGCTGCAAACTCTACGTCTTCTAAACCCCTTGAATCGTAATTGAGTTTCGCCAAAAAATTTTCACCTAAATACCTTAACATATATTGTTCATTAACAAACTCTTCACCAAACTCTTTATGGTCTGAGTATTCTATTACGTATTCCCAACCAGTAATATTACCAATAGCAACACTTTCATTGATTGGTGCTTCTTTACCAGTGTACCATACTTCAGGTTTATTCTCATAGCCAAATCGTGCTAACTTTCTAATACCAAAAGTCATAATAGAATGGTCATCAAGCTCTTCTTGCAGTTCTTGTAATTGACCACCAGATACTTGATATTGTAATTCTTTTGTTACTGGACTACTAAAGCTGTAAGCACCGTATATTGTACTAAACTTAAAAAAGTCTTGTGCATACGAAAAACTTAACAATAACAATCCTGCTAATATTTGTTTATAAAACATACTTAAATAATACATTATTGAAACCTCCTCAACATTATTTTATCTATTTCATTGTTTATTTCTTTCTTAATCTTATCTTCATCTAAATTAAAAGATAGACCAGCTTCAAATCTTTTTACTTCTTTACCATACTCAAACATAACAATAGTTGGAACTGATTTAATGTTCCATTCATCAGCTAATACTGCTCCATACTGTTTATCATCTATGCTAGCGTTAAACCATTTACAATTTTTTAGTCTACCTAAATCCATAGAAGCCTTTATATTCCAATCTGCATTAACTTGAACTATAACACATTCATCTTGACTTAATAATTGTATTTGTTGTAAATCTTTAAGTTTACCTTGAGAGTGTAATGGCGTAAGCCACAACGACAAACCAAGTAACCAAAAGATACCATAATATAAGTTCATCTCTATACCTCATTTTTGCATCATCATACGTTCAATGTTTTTTACATCTTCACGCATTTCTTTTTGCTGTTCTTTAATTTCTGTTACATCTTTTTCTGTTTCTAAAATAGTATTTCTAATCATTTGGTCTTTTAAATCATACTCTGTTCTACCTATTGGTGGTTCTGGCAATTCTTTTGCTTCTTTAATATCAGCTTGCAAAGTAAACCACATACCCACAACCATAAAAATAGTAACAGCTAACGATATTAACGTTTCTAGACTAAATGTAAATTTACTATCTTTGCTAACTTCTGTTGCCACTTTATTCTCCTATATCATATTAGCTGGCACAATACCTCTTGTACCACCTGTTTTTTCGTTCTTCTTCATACCAAATTTTCTTAACCCTTCTCTGTAGTTTGCTAAACATTGTTGTGCAGATGCCATTCTTATTTGTGCTATAGCAGGGTTATCTTCTCTTGATGCTGCATCCATCAAAGCTTTATGTTTTACATAATCAATCAACAAAGGCTGTAATGTGTTATCTATATCTAGTGTACCTGTAATAGAAGTTAGCTTATTTGGTTCTGCGTAATATGATATTGCTAAACCAGCAATAATTTGGTCGTTGCTTGAGCCTATCTGCACTGCTTTAAGTTTAGATTCACTTGTTTCTGTAGTGTCTCCGTCTCCATCTGTAGTAGCAATAGCTAATCTATCTCCTTCTATCCACCAAACAAAAGTTTTACTAGGGTCTTTGTATGTACTGTCTACGTAAGCCATTATATTTTAGTCCAATTCGTGTTAGCAGATGTTGCTGTTTCATTATAAAACTGTTTAATTTCTTGATTTGTCAGTCTTGGTATTTTTATATATTCACCATCTGAATTTAAAATTACACATCTAAAAACTTTGTTTACTGTTATGTCTTCATCGTCATCTAATGCATACCATAATTGATTATGATATAAATTTGTTTTTGCATTTTCTACTTTTTGCAGAAACTGACCCATATCAATCATAGCTTCATTGATTAAGTTTAATACATAGTTTTCTGATACTCCAGGAACTGCCTGTAGTACTCTACTATATATTTCTTTTGCTGTAAATTCTATTGCAGCCATTATAATGCTCCTTGTAATGTTTGTATTTGTTCTTTATATCTTGCATCTATCATAGCATATTGTTTTTCATACCAGCTATATTTAGCAATATCTTTCTGTAAGTTAGAGTTATATTCCTGAACTTCATCTGTTACTTGTGATGAATATTTTTGTATTTCTGAACGAAACTTAATTAGTACATCATCATTGTTTTGTATAGCTGCTGCCATTGTTTGTGCTGCATTTTGCAATGCTAACGCTTGGTCGGCTGCTTTATTAGCTAAATCAACTTGAGTTGCTTGTTGTGCCTCTTGTCTAGCATCAGCAGCATCTATGTTAGCTTGATTTAATGCTTTTTGTAAATCAGACTGATGTTTCTGTATTTCTGCTTGTACATTTGCCTGGTATCTTACATTCTCTTTGTTAAATTCATTTAATTCATTTTGTATATCTAAACTAAAGTTTTGTAATTCTGTGTCTCTTTTTTTAGCAAAGATAGAAAAGTTTTTTTCATAGTTTGCTCTATATAAAGATATTTCTTTATTTACATTTTGTTCATATAATCTTAATTCAGAAACAAACTTAGAAACCAAGTCATCATTGTTTTGTATTGTTGCTTGCATGGTCTGAGCTGCATTCTGTAGTGCCAAAGCTTGGTCTTGGGCTTTATTAAACTTGTCTACATCTGTAGTTTGAGATGCTTCTTGTTGAGCGTCTCTAGCATCAAGCTCTGCCTGAGTAATAGCTTTTCTTAAATCTGAATTGTGTTTAGCTAGTTCTGCTTCAACATTAGCTCTATACCTTGCATTTTCTTTGTTAAATTCGTTAAGTTCATTTTGTATATCAGCTTGATATTCTCCAAGTTCATTATTTAATCTTCCAAGTTGTATTTTTGCCAATTCTTCATCTTCGTTAGTTTCTAAAAATGTTTCAAACTGACTTATGTCAAAAGTTTGCGTTGGTTTTGTGTAAGAAGGAACGTCTCCAGATATATCTGCTTTAGCAACAGTAGCAACCGTTATAGCTCCTACTGCAGTAGCACTAGCATCTGCATTTGTTGCAGCAGAATAACTTACTGTTCCTAAACTTGGAGCACTAGGAGCAGATGAACTTATACTTAAGTCTGATATACTAAGACTTGATAAACTTACAGAAGGCTTAGTATAGCTAGGAACATCTCCTGATATATCAGATTTTGCCACACTAGCAACTGTTATAGCTCCAACAGAAGTAGCACTTGCATCAGAATTGCTTGCTGCTGAATAACTTACTGTTGAAATACTTGGAGCACTAGGTGCACTTACGCTAACACTTAAAGCACTAATTGCATTCATACCATTCATCAATCTGTTTAGTGCGTTTCTTGCTCCATATAAAACTACTGCTTCTTCTGCTTCATCTGGAAAGTTTGCTATTACACTATCTCCATGTGCTACAGTTATTGAAGAGTTTATAAATACAACTCTGCTATCATTGCTTGCATTACTTCCTGGATATGTATTTAAAACATCATTTTGTATTATATATGCTGGGTCAGTTTCTGAAGCAGCTTCCATATAGTTTGCGTCATTAACAATACCCATCATCATAGACGATAATTTTCTACATGGCATATAAATTTTACTTGCGTGATTATTGTCTTTTCTAACTACTGCTAAAATCTTTTTACCCTCTACATCTATATTGTTTGTAAAGTTTTCATTGCTTGATACTCTCTCTAGCTTATTTAAAGGAAGTATGTTCATTACAGAACGAGCACCAGCTGACAACCAGTCATTTAATGCTGTATCGTCAGTGCTTGCAAATCCTGTTAAATCATCTATTCTTGTTTTAAAATCAGCCACTACTTACCTTGTCCTATATATTTTTTCTTATAATGTTTACTACTCATCTTGTTTCCAAACTTTGTATTATGGCTTTGACCTTGCCTTGTTTTCTTCTTACCGTTGCTATGTCTAGCTTGTGGTCCAAAACTTGGTCTTGCCATTATGCTCTTCTCTTTCCATTTCTTTTTCTAGCAAATGTGCGTACATTTGTAGGCTTTCCCCCTACTCCTTGCTTTTTTGCTCTCTTTCTTCTTACAGCACTTCTTTTCTGTGCAGCAGTCATACTTGCTGCTTTTGAAGCTGGTACACACTTAGGATATTTTCTTTTACTACCTTTGGCAGATTTACGACCACATTTTTTGTGACCTCCACCTTTTTTCTTAGAACCAATGTCTACCCAGTTCTCACTGAACCATTTCCTAAGTCCACCTCTGTAAGCCATTAATATCTACCACCACGTTTTTTATATTCTCTAACAAGCCAAGCATTAGCATACGCTGATGGGTAAACATCAAACTTACGCTTAGCTGCTGCTTTTACTCTAGAATATAGTGCCTTGTTTTTTGGTGTAGGCTTACTACTTCTTTTTTTTCTTTTTACTGACTTTCTTTTTCTTGCCATAAACTTTTTTCTTCATTCTTTTTGCGTACATTTTATGTCCTTATAATTTACTTCCACTTAATAAGTGAGTTTATCTTCTTTTCTCTGTCTTTTGCATTTTTTTTCTGCGTTTCTTTTATATGGTCTCCCATATTTTTAGAACCAAAATTAATTTGGTCTTTTCTAATAGCTGCAGCCATAGGAGTATCCCTCATAACAAACTGTGTGCTCCACCTTGGTGGGTGAGCACGTTTACCACATGAAGGACAATTAAAATGACCTTCTTTGTTAGGCTTTTTACAATGCTGACAGTTAGCCATTAAACTTTAGTAATAATAATATATGCAATTCTAGTTCTATCTAACATAACTGCATTGGTCGCAACAAGCTTTGCATCGTCTATAGTTTCAATATAGTCATTAATTTCTTTTGCTAAAGAACCATCTACAGTGCTAGCTGATACACTTATATCGTTGATAATAACTTTTGTTACAGTATCAAAATTCGCCATTTTATTCTCCTATTATTTTTTATACACTTTTTCTGCTCCTGCTATTCCAAAAGAGCCTAATGTTACCCAAACAAATGAGTTGTAAACATAATCATTTATAATTAAATCTTTTCCCAATAACCCTGTTACAAGGTCTACAAGTCCGAATACAACCATAATAGCAAAGGAAATAAATCCAATGATTGCTTTTTCGTTATAATCGTTTTCGTCTTTAAATATTTTCCACATAATTCTTTTAAGCTTTTGGGAGAGCGTTTAAACGCCCTCCCCAGTAGCCTATACTGTTGTTATGCTATTGTAGTTGCATTAGCTGAGAAATCAGCATCACTTAGGTCTTTAACATAAGCTTGTGCAATCCACTGCGTACCATCAGAGACAATATGAATTCTGTCTCCTGGTGTAGCTGCAGCAGTAAACACAAAGAAGTCGTCACCAGTAGCCATAAAGTTACCAGCTGCTCCGTCTACTTCGTGAACTTGCCCTGCATTATCTCCTTGACCAAAAGCAACATTAACAACTTGGTCCATAGAACCGTCAGTTGCTGCTATTCCTTCTGTTACAACAATATCACAATACCAACCTTTGTTTGCAACGCTTGGTAATGTTAGTGTTGTTTCAGCAGTAGGATTTACTACGAATAGTTTTCCTGAATCTGCTGGAACTAGTGATTTGTCAGCTAAAACAGATTCAACTTCCATTTGTTTGAACTGCAATCCATAACTACCACTATTTTGTTCTAGTACATTTGATTTAGCCATCTTATACTCCTTCCACGTTGATTAAGTAATGAGATTCTGGTAAACATACCTCAAGACCTGCTTCAGTAAGAATCATGTCTTTTCTCAAGTCTTCATCTGCACCTTGTACATTTGTCATAACTTGAGTATCTCTATTAACACCGTTACCAACTAATGGTCTGTAATATAATTTACTCATATCAGCCATCATCATTAATCCAGATGAATGTCCTCTAAACAATGGTTCTTTAACCATGTATACAGAACCGTGGATAGTGTTGATTTCCATTAACTGGTGACCAAACTGTCCTGATAATTCATCCATATTAATTTGATATTGACTTGAAGCTGTTGATAAATCAGAAAAACTATTATTACCCATTTTATTGAAGTAAGAAATTACAGGAAGAGAAGCTAATGCTAATCTTTCGTTACTTCCACCTCTAGCTGGGTCAAATAGTACTTCAAAGTCACCTAATAGTGCATCATAAGTTAATTCAGATGTTGCATATTGTTTAGCGTATGCTTTACCTGATTCATATTCTAAAGCTGCATTTCCAGCTTTAAAAGTACTGTTTTTAATGATGTGTCCTACTAGACCTTCTGAATATTGAATACCATCTACTCTTGCTTTTTGATTAAAAAGCATAGCTCTTTCAATATCAATTTTGTGCTCTCTCATTTTCATAGCTAGCACTCTTTCAAATTCGTTGGAATATCCACGAAGTTGAGTTGCATATGCAGTGTTTGTAACCTCAGCTGCAGTTTTGAAGATTTGAGTATATCCAAATCCGTCATCAATGCTTTCTGAGAATACGTCTGGAGAACCAGAACCTTCTGCGTATGCTGAACCGATGATTTGACATCTGTCTTCATCAGCGATACTATCACTACCTGTTGTACCTGATACAGAAATACATTTTGCTAAGAATGTAGTGTCAGAACCATTATCTACTGGTGCATTTTCTACTCTTAATATTGCATTACCATATCCTGCATCTGAACCTGCAGCTCCAATAGTTCTTACTGCTACAACCATCCCTTTTACAAGAAAGTCTACAGAAGCTCCACTTGTTGTCGCTGTTTCTACGGTTACTGAGTAATTTGTACCTGCTACTACAGTTCCTATAGCTCCTTTAATAAAGAACTCTCTACTGGTATAACTAATCTTTGACCTATCTTCAAGATAACGGAACAAAGAGTCGTCAGTAGGAAGTTTAGCTGTTTTTGATAAGTACACGAAGAATGGTGATTCTTCAGGTGCTAATTCAGCGATTCTATCACTGAAATTAAACAGTCTTCTTTGGTCAGGAGCAACACCAGTACCAGAAGCACCAGTTGCTGTAGTGGAAGCAGTTAAATTACTTGCTTTAAGTTGTCCACTTGTTATTGCCATTTTATTTCCCCTTTACGATTTATTTTTTAATATTGCCACGTATAGAGTTTGGGTTACCTGCTTTCATAATATTGGACCACATATTGTCCTCATCAGATTTCTTAGGAGGTTGTCCACCTTGAACTAATCCAGCTGATTTAGGTTTTTGTTGTGTTCGCTTTACGCTTTCAATATTTTCATTTACTTGAGGTAAACCGTTTTTATTTGTATTCCATACGTTAAACAATGTTTCTAAAGGAAGTTGGTCTTTAGGTTTTGTAACAAAATCTACAAACTCATTTGCATCATTTTCAGACATCTTGTATTCAGTTTGTGCTCTTAATTTAAGAGTGTCCACTTGACGCTGTGCTTCTAAGCGACCCATATAGTCTCGCATTTTTGAGCTTACAGCATCATCAATTTCTTGTTGTCTTAATTGATACGATTTACTGTTTGGATTTGTATACGCATCCCAAGGATTAAACTCCTCTTCATTTATTTGTATTTCTTTGTCCTGTCCTTTACCCCCTGATAAGTGGTCTCTGACAACGCCTACCAGCTCAGGATTATCCTGAAATAGCTTTGCTACTGGTTTTACTTTGTCTAACTCAGCCTGAGCTTTATCATACATAGACTGGAATTTACGTACATCATCTTCTTGTGGTACGTCAGAACTCAAATCCTGTTGAATCTCAGACTCACTTATATCATTATTTTCAGAAGTTTCAGAACCTTCTAAAGTTTCATTTTCATTTATATATTCGTCACTCATTTTATTTTCCCTTTCCGATGTGCTGTTTATTGTTCACCAATATCTTCTGACAGTAATGAATTTATTCCAGCCTGCACCTGTTGTTCTTCTTGACGTTTGGTTCTTTCCGTATTTACTTTCTGTTGAGCCTTTGCCCCAGTAACCACTTTATTAAGGTCAGTTTTAAACTTCTGTACCTCAACACGTTTTCTGTCAGACATAGACTCTCTTTGGGCAGTTTGTAAATCTCCAGATAGAATCTTTATTTGGTCTTGTAATTGACTAATAATACCTTGCATTTTTTGTACTTCTCCAGTACGTTGCAGAACTCCTTCTTTATCAAAGATTTCTGTTTTCTTTAATGCTTCAGTTCTATCAATCAATCCTAGTTGATATGCCTCTAGATACATTTGATATTCAGCGTGTTTATTATTAGGCATTGTTGAGCCTGAAACAACACGAACATCAAATTGTCCTGCAGTAATATCATTTTCTATTTTGACCAATTCTTTTGTTTTATCATCATACAATCTATTATTAATAGCAAACTGTGTAATATCATTGTTTGGTTGTACGATTCTAAATTTCTTTTCAAATGTGTAGTGTTCTTTAGACATTTGATATAAAACCTTCCCAAGCTGTTGCAATGCCATTTCAATGTCACGCAACTTTGAAGCACCACGACCTTCTCCCATTTGTGCTAGTAGCATTGTGCCACGAACACTTTGAGGTGCACCCTCTTTGAACCCCTGCAATAGTTCAGGAACTCCGAAGTTTAAGTCAATATAACGCTCTACTTGATTAATAAGAGCATAAAACTGACTTGTTAAAGGTTGTGGAGAAGGAAAATGTGGTTCTCCATAACTTGGGTCATATTCAATTACAGCATTAGGATTAGCCCAATCTTTCTCAAGTTGTGAAATGCTTTCAACACTTCCTTGTGGTACTAATAGTTTTAGACCAGCAGAAGTTTGAGCATGAGATAATGCAAGAGAAAATAACTTATTAAGCAATCTCTGCATATCTTTTACTTTATTCACATCTGATTTAGGGTATGGTGTATTAGTCCATATATTTGGTATAGGAACGATAGGGTAAGTATCAGTGTCCAATATAGTTTCATACAAAAGGACTTGCCCTAATGATGCTGTAACTTTAATTCTTGTTTGTGGTATTTCTACAAAAGCATAAGTATTGTTGTTAAACTGAGCTTCATTTTCAGCCATAAATATTTGAAATGCTTCTGCACTCATAATCGTTTCAGTATTGTTTTGTTGGTCAGCTACTCTGTAATAAGGAACTCTTACTTTACTAAAACGTTCAATAATACGATAACGTTGTGCTATTGTACTTTCATAATCTTTGTCTTCTACTTCAGCAGGTGTAAATATATTTTGTGAGTTTTTTTGCTGTGAGTCAGGGTAATCATCATAATAGTCAGACATATTGTGTGTTTCAATATTAGGTAGAAACTCTTCTACATCTGGATATAAATCTAATAATTGTTCTTTAGTTAAGATAGTAGACATTAAAATGTTTGCAGCATCTTTAAAATACCTGTCTCTAGAAGCAGGGTCTACGTACACTCTGAATGGATTTACGTGAGTAAACATTACTTCTCCTCTACCATAATCTGCTTCTGGTTCTGTGTATGCATAAAAGTAACCAATACCAGCAGTAGCATAATCGTGTACAGCTTGTTTAAAGTGATGCTGCCCATCTGATATATCATAGATATATTCTAATAATGTTCTCCAAACGTTAGCTAACTTAGTATCTGAATCTTCTCTAGCTGTTACACCAAACTTTACAGGTCTTGATGTCATTAAAGATTTCAGTTTATCTATAGCAGCATATATTCTATCAATAGTAAAGTCTGCTTGACCTACAGATTGTAATACCTCTGACTCTTCTGCTGTATAATGATTCCCTAGTGTAAAATCTATTGCATCTCTAGCTTCAACATCCCAGTCTCTTCTAGCTTCTGCATAACGTTGAAAAATTTCTCTATTTTCTCTTGCTTTATCGTCTTCTTTAATTCTTGACATTATTTAACCTTCGTTTGTTGTCTACGTTTTCTATCTTGTTTAATAGCTTTTTGCTCTTTCATTAAACCTCTTGTAGGTAAATAATCTACTTTTCCTGCATCTCTTTGAGCGTTATATTCTGCTCTTCTTAAATTTTCTGCCTCAACAGTGAATCTCTTCATAAAGTTTTTTGTCTTATCTTTGGTTTTTTTACCAAAGTTAAATAACCTTCTTTGTAAACCTGCTGTATCTATTTTCATGCTTTCTCCATATACGGTTGTAAAAATTCTTTATAAAATTCTTTATTTCTACCCAGTCTTCTTCTTTTGCCTTCTGGGTCTATAAATACTCTTTCATACTGCTTAAACCCAGGTCTTCCTGGGTCATTTTCTAACGCACCTTCTACATTGTTATGCATTAAAAATTTTGCAGTTGTTGGAAACTTTTTCAAACTTCCTAAGTTAAAGCAATAATCAGATAGGGCATACTTCATCCTATCCTCTACATCAGTCCATTTTCTATTATTAGAAATACAATGATTTTTTGCTTTTACAAAAGAAATTTGTGCTTCATGCAACAAGAGGTCTTCTACTTCTCTTTCACTCAATCCTGTTTTCTCATAAGTCTTTTGTTCTTCAAGTCTTTTTAGTTTGTATCCGTAACCTATTGTTTTTAATCCACCTTCAGGTGAATCATATGGATAAAACTTTTCCCCTACTTTATTTGCGTACCCTTCTACCCTTTTTAAGTAGTCAATGTATTCTTCTAATGTATAATCAGATACCATAACCCTGTTTAATTTAAAACAAGCTAAAGGGCGAAATCTCATATTTTTAATCCTGTCATCCAATTTATTTTTGTACGTGCTTGTGTAGGAAAATCATCAGGTCTTTCATACTCATCATTCTTTATAGTTCTACTTCTAGGAGGCTTTGCAAAAAAGTCAGCATAATACAGTCCATCAAGCAAGTCATCATGCTTACCTTTAGGAAACTCAAAGATTTCATCTATTAGTTCTGAATGTTCTTTTTTAATATATAATTTCTTAGTATTGATAATACTACCTAAAGACATTTCTAACCTATCTTCTTTTTTAATACCGTGTGGAGGTCTTACTCCTTTGTTAATACCAGGCAATAGTCTTTTTTCTTTTCGTGCCATACGCTCTACCATATCACGCACCATTTCTTGTGCTCCTACTGTTTCTACAGCACATCTACGTATTGGTGAGTATTTCTTAGCCATCTTTAATATTTCGTCTGGCATATCAAACGCTGGTATCTTATCGTGGTAATAATCTATTACATATCTGTTTTTGTCTGCATCCATACCCATAACTACAATAACTTGATAGTCTGAAGTACTAGATGCTGTATGTGCTAAATCAACACCCATATAAGTGTAAATAGGTATCATTTCTTTGTCATCTCTTAAATATGTAAACTGTCCATCTGTGTGAAACTCATAGTTATGATAATTTATATTATCCATTTTAAAAGAAGCTGAAGCAGCATCTCTAGCATCGTTTAGATACTCTTGAGCAAACTTATCTACTTTACCTGCTTCTATGTATTCTTTTCTTTTTTGATTTAACTTAGATAATGGAAACTGTTCTTCCCATGCTGGTTTACCATCTTCTATAGCACGAATAAATGTTACATCCCATGGATATTTCTTTTTAACTTTTTCTGCATCTTGCCAACCATCTACAATGTTTTGTAAGAATGCATCATAGTGTACAATCGTACCAGATAACCATATCCATCCCTCTTTACCAGGACTTTCTTCTAAAGATGGGTATACCGTAGATACAATCCATTGTTTAATCTCATCTCTACGTATAGCAGTCTTTGTGTTTAGCTCTGACTCAAAGTCATCCAGTATAATACCTGTATAACGTGTATCTACCTCAGCACGACCTCTAAGACGCTGTGAAGTACCTTTTGCTATAATACGATGCCCTTTTGTTGTAATTAAGTCTTTTTCTGTCCATCTCTTACCTACGTCACCTCCACAAAGATTACCAAAGTAATATCTAATAGCTTGATTTGTTTCTAAGTGTGAACGTATATACTTAACGTGGTCAATAGACTGACCTTGTTCTTCAGCTACCCAAGCCATAAACATAGACTGGTTTTCTGGTGTAAAGCATAACTTATGCATGATTGCTGCTTTCATTAATACTGATTTTCCAAAACCTCTTGGAAGCACATTACAAATACGTGCTCCAGGTTTTGTACTAATTAATTTTTTACCAAGGTCGTAGTGAAAAGGAGGTGATGCTGATTTATGTAAAAAATCATTTGGTAAAAATAACTTACCAAACAGTATCAAATCTTTAGAAGCTTTATGTAACAGCTTCTCCTTATCAGATAAACTAAGCTTTTCCATTATTTTCTATAAATTCCCTGCTAAATCCTATTAAGTCCATATCTTCGTCATACATACAAAGACAAGCACAATCAACAGTAATGTACTTATCCATAGGTATATCCATAATAGTATTTAACAAAAAGTCACTATACGTTATCGGCGACTTCTTTATCTTCACTTTCCTCTCGCACATCTGGCAGTTGAGGAATTTCTCGTTCTTGGCTTGCGATTTTTTTGACATCTTTACCTTCCAATGCTGCTAGCTGTTCAGGGCTAAAACCCTTAAACAATGCGATAGATTCTGTTTTTTGTTCTTTCTTACCTAGTAACCCAGATATTTCCATCAACATCTTTAGCGACGAAATCTTATCGCTATCTCTTGCTTCAATATTATCTACAATCTCTTTTGTCTTTAATAGTAGATACTCTGGTGTTATCTCTGTTTTTTCTAATATTTTTTGTATTTCTTTGTCAATCAAGGTTTTTATCCTTTCTGTTTTTAATAACATACTACTTTGTTCTTTAATATATTGCTCAGACTTAGATTGAGGATAAGCTCGTTTAAACGCTTCTATTATCCCATCACCCTTTGCAACATACTTTGCAAACAAAAATTCTTTCTTTGTAGGCTTCTCACGTTCTTTAAATACAGTATTAGAGTTTTTACCACTAAACTTGTATATACTTTGTCGTAGTTCGCCTTCCATTTTTATGGTAGGAGCACAGTTAAACATCCCAATCGCTGTGCGTACATATCGTTGATTGTTGATAACCCCACGTTCTAACACCTCACAAACCTGCCCATCGTCTGTTAAGGTCCATGAACCAACTGGAGCATTACGCCAATCTTCTAGTACGTCTTGTAATGGCATAGCCTGCCTGAGCTCGTTGATATTGTCATATACAATGTGCTCCTGACCTTTTATAGTTCTTTTCTTCATTTACGGTGTACGATGTATTCTGGGTCTTTATCACTTAAACGCACTTCTACCCATCCTTTTGTTTGTGGTTCAAACATAGCATAGCGTGCATATTCAGCATATCCTATAAAAGAACCTCCACGCACAAACCATTGTCTTCTTATTTCTTCGCTATCTTGCATAATTTCAAAAGAATCTACTGGTTTTGCGTATAATTGGTGGTTGTGCCCCAAATAATACATATCAGCGTCTGGAAATATGTTTCTAAGTCTAGTTAGCTCCATATCTCCGTTCTTAGCACCACTTTTTCCATGTCCACTTGCAAATGTGAAGCGATTATGCTTGTAATTAATCACTGCATACCCTGGAAATGGGTAATATGGTACTTCAAGGTCGTCACATAGCACACGAATTATATCAATTCCTGCTAATCTAACAGAACGTAGCGTATCATGATTACCTCCACGTAGAAATACACACTTATTCATGATAGGTCGTATCATTTGTACAAATTGAGCGTACTGTTCGTTGTTATCAAACAACTGGTCGCCCTCTGGTATATGATAATTAGGTGGTATAAACTCTAACATATCACCATTTCCGAACCAAAGTGCATTTGGGTCTTCATCTATCATCTGTACTGCTTTTAAAAACAGACTTCTATCAAAGACTTTGCTACCTACGTGTATGTCAGTAAGACAATGTAGGTTTACTTTAGCTTTTTTTGTATTGTGTTCTAATATTTTACCTGGATTAATCATTCTGTTCTCCGTTTTCTGAGTCATATTGTTTACTGTACATAGTGTAACTCAGTAATATTACACTATAATTTATCAAATCAAGCATTGTGTCTTCTACCTTTTCTTCATTTACAGCTCTTTCACCATTTCTCTTCAAGAGATTAGAGATTCTAGCTATTTTATCAGAGATACGAACAAGAATACCAGTTTGTGCATCACATATTTTTAATGCTTCAACCATTTCAAAGTTAGAAAACGGTTCTTTTACTTGTGCATAGTCTATATTCTTATCATCACATAGTGCTTTTGCTTTTTTTATTATTGCATCATAATTAGGAATCATATTTTCCTCCTGCTTTTTTCCATAAATATTCACCAAAACCCAGTTGGTACAAACTATTAGATAATACTTGTACTTGTGTTTCAGTCATGTCTAAACTAGTTCCGTGTGTAATACCATGTAATACTTCATGTATTAATACTTCTAGTAGTTTACTATCTTTCATTTCGTGTTCTAGTACTATTTCACAGTTACGCATAGAAATAGCACCTAGTATTTCTGATTCATCTGAACCTAGGTCTACTTTAGCACCAGATATAAAACGAATGGTATACTCGTGACCGTTTATAGGTAGCTTCATTGTTTTATTTTTTATCTTTTTTAGTTTTTTCAACTTTAGCTCCCTTTATTTCGTCTTGTAAAAATTTATTAAATTTATCTGTATCTTTTTTCATTTTAATATATTTATTAATGACTGATTCTATTAACATTGTTTTCTCATGTAGTTTAAATATATCCTGTCTAATGAGAGCTATATGATATAGAATATCTTTTTTAGTTGGTTTTTTTGGTTTTTTTATTGGCATTCTTTTTATCCTTTCTAAAGATTTTATCCCAGCGTTCTTCGTATTGTTTTCTAGATATAGATGTAGGTCTTGGTTTATCACCCTTACCTGCTCCATTTGGTCCTTTGAACATATTAAAGCTTAAACCTTTAGATTGGAAAAAGTCAAGAAAAAAATTATAATATTTTTTACACCCTTGCTTACTTTGTACTTGACATCTGCCGTTTTTTTTATTAACTTTAGTTAGGATAACTGTACAAACCTACTAGCTAGTATAGTTATATAGTTAGCCGTTTCTGTAACTTAAGCAATATCAACACTTCTAGACACAATACAAACTAAAAAAATAGCCCAAGTTTGTGTGAAGTTCTTTTTTTTACATAGCCCCCCTGGTCTTTTTCTAGTTAGGATTTGTAGAAGTTCGTTGAGATTCGGTTGCTATCTCTACATATTGCTAGACTTAACAATATATTTAAAAGTCAAGCTTTTTTTTATTTTCTTATGCTATTACAATTATTTATGACCATAGCCAAACCCCTCTTCTCCGTCTATAACTTGACAACCCCTAGATTATTATTATATTACAGCCCGTTTTCATACGCCTGAAATTATATATACATCTTATTTCTAGACCCAAACCAGACCCAGTTCTATATATATATGACAGCGTTTAAACAGCCCCAGAGATACATTTTACCAGAGACCAAATAAAAAAACCTTTTGACTTGTCATAGAAATTGTTAACTTGTTTTATGATATTAAAAACACAGAAAAATAAGGAGGATTTACAATGGATATCATAAACGGATTAAGATTAGAAAAAGAGAACACAACACAAAAAGGGAACGATATGAAAACAAACAGGCTGGCGAGCCAAAACGCAAAAAACCAAATAAAACAAGCGTTATTGACGCTAGGTTTTAAAGAGATTGAAGGTCATTATTTCACGAGTAATGAAGGCGAAAATAGATTCTGTACTGGAGAATATGACCAAAAAGAGATAGACACATTCTTAAAAGTTCTATCAAGAGTTGGCAAATTTCAAGACGGAGTTCAAGTAGTCCAGAAAGATGTAAGCCCAGAGGGAGAAGAGCCAATGTTAACTTGGTTTATATCTTCACCAGATTGTGATGAAGACCAATGGCTCTCCGATATTCGCTTTGTTAATATAGAGTTTGACGGCGATAAATTCCGTTCACTCTGGATTAATTATACGACCATTGAAAATGGCATAGAATACGGACCATTAGACTGGGAATTATACTAAGCCAAAGCGAAATGTTGAGGGGGTTTAAACGCCCCCTTGACAGCTTGAAAATTTATCACTATATTCTAGTGATTTACACACACAAAACAAGGAGAAAACAAAATGAAAAATACAGAAGTAAAAGTTAGTGAATGGCTACAAGACGCTCTTCCAGAGCTACAAAAAAGAGTGTTCGGACCAGCTAAATTAGAGATACCGAAAAGACTGCGTTTAAATGTTGGGATGATGCCAGGAAAATCTGGGTCAAAAAACAAGACGCTAGGCGTCTGTTATAAAGCCAGAGTTAATAACGGCGTGAGCTTAATTACTCTAAATATTGCGTCACCAGATGCGATGGAGACAAGCGAGAGAATTTTAGACATTCTCTGCCACGAGATTATACACGCTATTGACGACTGCGAAAATGGACACGGACCAGTGTTTAAGAAGATGGCTGAGGCTATCGGCTTAGCTGGTCCTATGAGGTCTACAACAGCAACGCCAGAGCTTACGAAAACTCTCTCAAAAGTCGTGAAATCTATCGGAGCTTTCCCAGAGAAACCGATTAAATTTGCTGGACTGAAGAGAGATAAGAACAGAATGCTTAAGCTAATCTGTGAGGGTACAGAAGATGTTGCTTGTACTCACATTATCAGAGCATCAGCTCAACAGATTGAGAACATAGAGTTTAACAGCTGTCTATGTTGTGGTGAGGGTGAATACCAGGTAGAGCTAAGCAAGGCTGAAGGTAGTTTTAGGATGTTAATTGAACGCTTTCAATGGGCACAAATGCAAGCTAGATTAGAACAAGGGGGAGACGCCTAACTGATGAGCTGATAACAGCGAAACTGGGGGCGTCGTTTAAACGGCGTCTCTAGTCTTAGGCTTAAATTAACAAACATACTGAGGAGGTATTATGAAATATACAGGCTTAAATTTAGAACAGATTAAGGGCTTAGAGGCTCAAGCAGAGCAAGGCAGACAAGCCAGAGAGAACAGAGACGCAAAGAAGATTAGACAGCGTTTAAACAGAGCGAAAGCTAGAAGACAGGAGGCGTAATTATGAGACAAATAACACTAAAAACAGCAGATGCTTTTTATAACAGAAAAGCAATGAAAATGAACAATACAGAAGTTAAAGGCAGATATATTAGCACAAATGGTAAAGGCGAAGAGATAAAAGACCCTAACGGATTTGTCGAGATGTACCTATATTTGCACGGCAATTTGATAGCAAATTTCAACCAAATTCAGAAGGGGCTATACTTTACCTTAGCTGGCTGGAACACACCGACAACGAGAGAGCGTTTAAACGGCTTGTTTGAAACTTACGGCTTGACTTGTAGAGTAAGACAGATTAAAGGTAAAGCTTACATCTCTACACCAACAGAGCTTGTGGAGATTGACCCATCAAAAACTTATGTAATTGGTGGAGGCAAAAACACCAGCCAGAGCATCGTAAAAGATTTTCAAAATATGAAGTCTGTTTACACAGCTTGTGGCTGGGTTATGCCAGAAGATGTTGCTGGTTTTACATTTTAATAAAAAACCAACTAAAAAAAGAGGGCTAGAAATAGCCCTTTTTTTTTGTCTAAATTTTCTTAATAGCGTTTAAACGACCTTAAATAGTTTTCCACAAATTGTTAATAAAATGTGGATAACTTAACAGCGTTTAAACAGCGTCTTTTTTATAGCTCTAAATTCTGGAATATTTAAACGAGGTTTCAGAGGGCAGATAAAAACAAGCATACCATAAGACCTTTTTTTTATTTTAATGCGTTCTAGGGCTATTCTCTGGCGTTTATAGAGGAGTAAAAACAGCCAGGAATAAAAAGTTCTTGACATCTGGGCTTTTTTATACTATGAAAACTTTTTTAAAATATTTTTATTTTTTTTGCTTGACATTGGTTTTAGGATTTGCAAATTTTATACATATTGCAAAAAACACAAAGGAGGCGATATGAAAGAAAGATGGATAAAAGAAACAAAAGCAGATGGTACAACTTACTACTGGACTATTAGAAAAAATGATACAAAAAATGGATGGGGCTGTGGTTATGTAGCTTTACCTCCAGGACACCCTTGGGCTAATGAACATTTATTTGCTTATAGCCCAGACTTAGCAAACTACGATGCTATGACTGGTGAAGAAAACAAAGTAAAACAAATACCTTTTTATGACAGAGAGCTAACAGCTGGATTTCACTTGGTAAAAGAACCAGACAGCTGGCAGTGGGCTCACGACAAAAAGCGAGGATTTAATAAGGATATGGAAGGATATTATGTTATTGGATTTTACGCTAATGGAGGAGAGTTTGATAGTATGAGCGATGTTATAGGTAGCACAATAAAACTGATGGATGAGGCTGACTTGTTTTTCAGAGACTACAATACTATTAATAATTCTAGAAAAAAACTAGAAAATGGTAGTTATGACAGCTATTTATTTGACAGGGATTTAGCCAAAAAAATCAATGAGATAGTAGAAGATAAATTTGGTGAAGGCACTAAGCTGTTGTAGACAGCGTTTAAACGAAAGGAGGATAATATGGAGAAACCAAATTATAAATCAATAGTAATGGGAATTAAAAAAAGTTGCGAGACTACGCTAAGATGCAACAAAAGAATAATGGAAGAACAATTCAAAGGTTATGATGGCAGATATTATGATGAAGAGAGAGAAGAATATACTATCTTTGAAACTGAAAACACACAAGCAGAGATTATGTTAGATTCAATAAACAAACAACTGAAACAAATGAAAGAGGGCGTTTAAACGAGGTCAAAGAAAAGTCTTGACACTTGTTTTAGAATTTAATAGTATTAGCTAACACACGAACTGAGGAGGTATTATGAAAAAAGTTAATTTTGAATGGGGTGTATTTATTGAATGGTATGATAACAACGGACAGCAGTATGAAGTTATGTTATCTGAAAAAACAGCAAAGATAGTACACGATGAAATAAGCACTCTTTTAAAAACGCCTAAAAAAAGCAAAGCAAAACTATTGCAAGGCGATTTAAATATTAAATGGTAAACACACAAGCTAGGAGGTATTATGAATAAAACAATTAACAACTTAAAACTGAGCCACTGGAACACTAGACACCAGTTAAAAAGATTTAAAAATCTTGGAGCAAAACTAGGAATAGATTGGAACAAATTGCAAGACGATGAGCTCCGTTTAAACGACACCATAGTAAAAGAGGGTATCGTATTTATCATTGCTCAAGAGGATGTAGAGTGGAGACAGCTAAGAGGTCGTAGTCATAGTTGGTATGAAACTATTCATATTAAAAAAGATGAAGTGGTATTGGTCCTGAAAGATGGAAAGCCAATGTGGTACAGAGAAGAGTGGATTAAACACAGAGGAGCACACGGAGGAAGAGACTACACAGCTACTATATGTGGTAGAAGTTCTTACTCTTACAGCACATATACTTTTGGAAGTAATATCAAAGGATTGCAAAGTATTTCTGGTATTAGAAGAGCAGTCAATGAAGACGGATTAGTAGTTAAATACTTACATCTATCTTTGAAAGAAGATATGCCGTATATGACAGCTCAAGACAAAGCAAGTGAGAGAAGACAACACTTAGAAAATAATCTGAAGTGGAAAGACGATAAACAGATAAAAGAAGAGTTCTGGGCAAAATTATCAGCAATGTACAAGAGCCGTTTAAACGACCCAGTGTCTATCAAGAGTAAATTTAGAAAAGCTAGAAAGACTTGTATCTTTGTAATTAACAATGGTCCGTATGATGAGCAGTCAAGGTTTGCTGGTATGCTAAGAAACTTAATCAAAAGCTATCAAGCTTATGAGAAAGAGCGTAAAGACGGCAGAGGTCATAGATACGACGCATCTTACTACATTAATCAAAGAGCAAAAGAGTTTCAAACATCTTACTTAGACATTGTTCAAGATAGAGAACATTGGAACTGGTCAAGAAGTGGATATATTAGTGCTTAACAAAGGAGGCAATATGAATAATAAAAAAACAAGTATGAGCAAAAGCTCAATGGAATTTAGGAACGATTTAAGTAAAACTTTAACAATGGCAAACAGGGTATGTATGAATATATTTATTTACTCTCAAATAGTATGCGTAATTTTAGTGTTGTTATTAAGCCATCACGACTACACATACTTAACAAATGCTGGACATATTTTACTAGAAAGCATCTTGTTATTTTTTACTTGGATAAGTGTAATAACAATACTAGGAAACTTGATGATTAGAGTCTGGAGAAAAATCTTCAAACTACAAAGCAATCAATGTTCCATATGGTTGTAGACATCGTTTAAACGAGGTCAAACAAATAGCTTGACATTGGTTGTAGGATTGGCTAATGTCAAGCAACTCACTAACACACACGGAGGGTATATGGAAGACATAATAAATAATTACTACAAACAGGGTGGCATAGCTGTGATGGTTCAAGACCTAGCTAAGAACAAGATAGAGCCATCAAAGTTTTGGCAGTATTTCAGAGAAGAATATACAGCTATTGATAATGTTCACACGATGATGACGAACACAGATTTACAGGCTATACTGACTTACTACTACGATGAGATAGGATTTACTATGGATACAAAAGAGTATGAGATATACGAAGATATACTAATGGAACACGATGAGATACTCTTATACAGAGGTACTCTTGGAGACTATGAACACGGCTTTAGCTGGACACTGGATAAGAACAGAGCCTATTGGTTTGCAACTAGGTTCGCCAAGGTCAAGAAAGATAAACAGCCAATAGTTTACACAGGTCGTTTAAACGCTCTTGACTTTCTGGTTTATTGGGAACAGGAACAAGAAGTATTTGTACCACCAACATTTTTACACAACATAACAAAGGAGGAAGTATGAGCAAGACACGCAAAATAAAAGAAACTAGATTATGGACTTGTGAATATGAGATTGAGATAAGGGGATTTTTATCTGATGAAGATATAAATGAGGCTATAATGATGGCTTGGCAAACTACTGAAGTTAAACGCTGGTTTGTTTTTAAAACTGAAGATAACAGAGAAGGTAGAGTTAGAAAACTATCTAGAGAAATCTATGATGACCATAAACACATAGAGCGTTTAAAGGAGACAGAAAAAGAGTTTGATGAAAGAATGAACAGATTAAGAAAAAATGCTTGACAAGTTGCTAACATACTAGCTAAACTAACAAAGAGCTAGCAAGCTAGCACAACACTAACAAAGGAGGAATTATGAAAAATAAAAAAGATATTAAAGGCGTACCATTTGAAATAACATTAAATGTTTATTATTACATAGATGATAAAGATAATTACTTACTATCTGATGAAGATATGCAAAAAGAGTTTGACGAAAAATTGACATCTTTACGAGCTTTGTTTGCAGATAAAAATATGAAACATACAGGAGTGTGGAAATGAGCGATAAAATAAAATTTTATAGCCGTACTGGATACGGAGAGTGGAACGAAAAAATTGTAGGTAAAGCTAAACAATTTTGTGTTCTTTGTGGAGATGCTTTAGATGTTCTTTATAAAAATGGAATAGCAGTTTGGACTGGAGGACATAACGCAGAGCCATTGTCTAAAGGTAGTTGCTGTAATTTTTGCAATGATACCAAAGTCATCCCAGCAAGATTGCGTAGTGCTAAAGAAGGAGGCTTATCTTTTCAAGAAGAACAAATGTTTCTTAATGAACATAATAATATTATAAATATGAAAAACAATTTAATAGATATGTTAGGTCGTTTAAACGATTCCATAGAAGAGGAGGTAGATGATGACGAATAAAGAGATTTTAAATACAATTAGAGATTTTTTAGATGACGAGCTTGTATCAGAGACTGAGATAGATTTAATCACTGATGGTACAGCAGACATCATCAGAGGTCGTAAAGAGTTAGCAATAACCTTGATAGATAGAATTAACACTATGACGAAGACAGCGTTTAAACGAGATAAGAAAGCTTGTAGCTATTGTTCGTATATACAAACTTGGGATGAAATGAAAGGACTAAACTAATGAAAGAGGATAATTCAAAAAGAGCTTTAAAAATACACAAATTAATAAAAAAGTTAATTATAAAACTAGATGAACTTGGGTATGAGTTTATGCTTTTTCCAGGTGGAACATCAATAAGGGGTAAAAGAAAATGAAAGAAAAAAATATAGAACTACAAAACAAAAACTATAATGATGCTGTTGAAAGCAAAGTTAAAAAGCTACAAGACTATTTAGATAGCAATGCAATACCTATTGTAAAGCAAGAGCTGTTTTATGTTATTGAAAAAAGTGATTCAGGAATGCAAAAAGTATCTATTGATATACCATTTACTATAAAAGCATTTACTGAACAGCTGTTAGAAATTCAAAAAATCTATAACGCAAAGGACGTTTAAACGGCTTTAAAATAATAGTAGACTTTAACTAACAAACTAATGTATATTATTAATGAGAGACTATAACTATAACAATATGAGGATATAACGATGCTAGATATTGAGACATATAAGAAGATTAATGAAGGTGTACTTGCAAGTTTTGTGTTCTTTATACCAAAAAAGCAAAACTCATTTACCTATCACTACGTAGCTAAAAACAAAAAAGATGCGATAGTAAGACTAATGCAAGACTATGACATAGAGTTTGATATGAGTAAAGGTCATAGACTAATTAATCTAAATAATAATTTATAATTCATTTGACACCTAATTGTATAGGTGTTAAACTAAAGTGTTGTCAATCTGACAACTTCAATGATGTTTTTTCATTGAACTCCTTAGTGTGTGTGGAAAGAGGCAAGATTTATTTCTTGCCTCTTTTATTTTATAGTATTAAATTATTTGTCTGGAGTAGATTTGTAAATTAAAATTTAATAGCACTTAAAGGAGTGTTGCAGGTTTTAATCCTGTTCACCTTTGTTAATTAAATTTTGCAAATACATTGGTTTGGCGACCTACTCCAGAAAATTTTAAAAAGGAGTTTTTATGGGAGCAGTAGGATTTATTTGTCCAGACAGAGAAGAGATAACGTTTAAACGATGTCTAAAAGAATGTCGTATGTCAGAGCGTTGTATGAGTGTAGCTACATTAAAGATGATGTCAGACCAGAGACCAAACGACAGACCTCCAAGCACAACAGAACTATTATCTGGAACTTGTGAGGCTTATCTAAAAAGAACTGAAGAATATTATGTAGACCCACAAGATATGGCATTTGCTGTTATGGGAACTATTCATCACTTGCATCTAGAAAGCCAAGAGCTTGATGATAATGCAATACAAGAAGAAAAATTAGAAGGATTAGATATTACAGGTATCTTAGACTTTTATGATAAAGATACGGAAACGCTTATTGATTATAAAAACACAGGTAGTTTTAAAGCATCAAAGGTTTTAGGAATGACTCACGTTATGATGCCAGACCCATCAGGAGCAAGATATAAGAAGTCTGGAGCTTGGGGTAAGAAGGGAGCGTTTAAACAGGTTAAAGTATTTCATAGAGATGAGAATAAAGCAGACTTTGGAGATTGGTTGTATCAGGTAAATATGTATAGATATTTATTAGAGAAAAAAGGACACAAAGTTAAAGCAATGAAACTACAAATGAATGTCAGAGATGCTGGTACACATTCAGCTATCGCCAGAGGGGTAGATAAAAATATTTATTTTGTTAACATACCAATGGTTGACAATAAAGAAATTGTTTCGTATTTTACGAACAAGAGAGATGTACTTTTAGAGCATCTAAATACTAACACAATACCGAGGAGGTGTAATGATGAAGAAACCTGGAACGGAAAAAAATGTGAAAAATATTGTGAGGTCAGAGGACTTTGCCCTTATGTTAATGGATTGGGCGAATAGTAATAATTACGGAGACTTTACAATGAGACCAGATATAGCTGGAATACCAATGGTACACGAGGGTAATTCAGATAGCTGGGTAAGTGTAGATAAATTTATACAACTATATGAGGAGGACTACGATGCCAACTAAAAAACTATCAGTGTTTGAAACACTTAATAAAATAAATGTAAATGAGTTTAAAGAAAAGAAAGGTAGTTATGATTATCTATCTTGGAGTGATGCAGTTCAATATGTTCTATCTGTATACCCAGATGCTACTTGGGAAACTCATGAATTTGATATACCTATGAATAAAGAAAAAGATTGTGGATGGTATGCTAAATTTCCTTATATGACAACACATAGTGGATGTTTTGTAAAAGTATCTGTTACTATTGAAGGCATTACAAGAACAGAAGTTCACGCTGTAATGGATAACTATAATAAAGCTATATTAGAACCAACAGCAACACAGATTAACAACTCTATTAAAAGATGTTTGGTAAAATGTTTTGCATTGTTTGGTCTTGGTCTTTATATTTATAGGGGAGAAGATTTACCAGAAGATGATAAACCTCAAGAAATATCAAAAGAACAATACGATTACTTGATGACATTATTAAAAGGTAGAGATAAAGCTTTCGTTGAAAGCATAGAGGTAGCAATAAGAAACAAAAAACTAAATACAAATAATTTTGATGGCTATGTAGAACAGCTACAAAAGAAGAAACCTAAGAAGGAGGTAAAGAATGGATAATACTGATTTAGATAATATACTTGGACAAGATGCTTGGTACGAACCAAAATCACAGGGTGGTGGAAGTTCTGTTAAGGCTGGTAAATATGAGAAGGTTTTGGTTAAAGACCTAAACGTAAAGAAAGACATAGTAGTTAGTGGTAAGTTTTTAGCTGACATCTATGAACCAGTGTTTGATATTGATGGTAAGGATGTTAAACACAAAGGGTTTTTTAGATTTAAGAAACCTGACCCAGCAAAGTACCCACAGCTACAAAGTGATATGGGAAGTAATGCTGGTTATCATGCTCTTTGCGATATGATGGATATGGTTCAAAAAAAGGATGATAAACTAATATTACCAGAGCTTGACTTGGAGTCGTTTAAACGATTTCTATTTAATGTTGAAGTAGTAATTGAAGAGTGGGTAGGAAGAGAAGGAAACGATATGCAAACACCTAGAGTTAAGATGGTGTTAAAAGCAGAAACAAGAGGCAAGGAAGCAGTCATGGAGGATGATGATTTGCCATTTTAATTAATAACTTAGCGTGGGGGTCTTATACCTCTTAGCTCATCTACTACATCTCATACTAGATTCCCACGCATCACTAACTAGGAGTTAATGTGATTGATTTTATAGTAGTATTTACAACGTTATATTTTTTTTACAAAGGATATTTATGTCTACTAGATTATATTAAAAAAGAAGAGGATAAACATAATAAAATGTTAAGACGTTCAGAAGATGAACATGACGCAACTGATTGGAGGATTTGATGGGTTTAAATAAAAGAGAAATGGCTTGGCAACAACGAAAAGAAAAAAACGTGCCAAAGCATTTACAAAAAAGAAAAAGTCTTGTAGTACAAAATGCAAAATGGAGACAAGAAACATCAGAAGAATTTAGAACAAAGTATGGAGCTTGGTGGGTTTTTGCTGGTATGGACTTAAGACATAACAGAAAAAATAAAAACTGGGTAATGCAATATTGGAAAGGAAGGTTTAACGATGCCAGCGAAGAATAAATTAAGAGGAACATATTACGAAAGAAGATGTGTTGAAAAAGCACAAGGATTTGATTTAAAAGCAGAAAGAACTTGGGGCAGTGATGGTAGGTCAAGAGGTTTAGCTCAAGAAGTAGACATGGTTATTGAAGATAATATTTATGTTCAGTGTAAGAAAAGAAAAGTATTAGCTAAACACTTAAAACCAACAAAAGAAATTCACGTACAATTTGTAGGTGAAGACAGAGGTAAAGATTTAGCTATTATGTCTCAGGATTATTATTTAAGTTTAATTGCTATGATTAAACAATTTAAAGATAAAGACGAAGAAGCTATAACTTTTTAAAAATGAGTTATTTAGAATTTGTACAAAAAGAAAAAAGTGATAAGCATGGAATGTATGTTCCTGAAATTCAATGTTCTTATTGTGGAAATAGTAAAAAAGGAGATAGTCCTACTATCTCTATTGACGAGTGTGATGAGTGTGAAGAAAAGGATTGGCAAAGCACTTGCTGTACAGCCAAACCTTTTGGAAACTCATTCATAGAAGAAGAAAAAACAGGTATATGCTCTGAGTGTTATGATGGAGCAAACTTTGCCGATTTAAATATGGAGGAATAACATGGGAAAAATGAAAGAGCTTGATATGGCAAAACAAGAAATGGAAGCTATATCAGAACCACAAGAGCGTGAGCAAGTCATTAATCGTGATGGAGAAGAAGTTAAATTCTACTTGAGCGATTTAAGTAATGAAGGACAAATGGCTTACGTTAGAGCTAATCAAATAGCTCAAGAAACACAGATGTTAGAACAACAACTTAATGAAAAAAGGTTTTTGGCTAACAACTACATTAATAATGTTCTTACAGAACTAGATGGTGATAAGGAGAAAACAGAAGATGAACAGAACACAGAATGATATGATTTTAGTGGCTCTAAAAAATGGTGAACGTATTACGCCACTATCAGCTTTAGAGCAGTTCGGATGTTTTCGTTTAAGTGCTAGGATATGGGATTTACGCAATGAAGGACATCCTATTAAAACCAAGCATATATCAACACCTCAAGGTAAAGTAGTAGCAGAGTATAGCTATGAAAATTGAACTTGATAAGAACGATATTAATACTCTTATAAAAATTGCTCAAAAGATTATTGAAGCAATAGACAAAGAGAAAAAACAAAAAGAAATGCAACTATCACAAGTGAATCCAAATTGTGAAGTTTGCGATGATTAAGAAATTCGCAGAGAAGGTATGGTTATATCTCTATGAGTCTTTATATTCTAAAGAAACTCTTAGAAATTACTTTGATGATGAGTGGTTTGATGATGAATACATTGAATCAGAGAAGCGTAAGAAGAATGAAGTGTCTTACAGCAACAAGTCAAAGTTCCAGCCTTATCGTTGTCCACGATGCGATAGACCTTGGAGGTATTATACATTGCCAAAAGGGAAAGTTCCTATGAGGGAGTTCTTAGGCAGACGTGTTCCTATGGAAAAACGTGAATGTCCAGAAGAACTTCCTTGTAAGGAGAAAAAATGAGATGTCCAGCTTGTGGCTGGTCAAATGCCTTGAAAAACTATCCAAAGATGATAGAAAGGCTACAAAAGAATTTAGATGATAATACATTAGAGCGTTTAAACGACCTCTTCATATCAGCGTTAGATGACCTAACAGCCTACACTTTACTTAAAGCTTGTCAAGATATTGACGACCATGTAATCAAACATTGTATAACTATTTGGGAACGCAAAGATTTAGCTGGAAAAGGTTATGATGTATATTATTTTATAGGTATATTAAGGAATGAGAATAAGAAGTATGAGAACAAATTAATTATAGAGCGTAAGAGATTAGATAACTTACCACCAGACTTAAAGGAGGATTAGATGGATGCTTTTGATAAAAATATAGATGTGTCAAAGATGTTTAGTGGCGTATCTGAAAAACAAGTTTTAGGGTGTATACTTAAAAACCCATCATTAATGCAAGAAGCATTAAGTTTTATTACAGCCAGCAAAGTGTTTTATATGACAGACCACCAACACATTTGGGGTGCTATGTATTACTTACATCAATCAAACAAAGATATAGATGTAGCAACTGTGTCAAACTTTTTAGGAGAAAAAGGACATAAGCTTACTTATTATGTTTCTGGTCTACTAAATGACATCATTACAGAAGCAACTTTTAAAACACATTGTAAAACAATTTATGATTTATTTGTAAGAAGACAACTATGGAAGCGTGTAGTAGGATTTAAAGACAGAATAGAAAAAGATACATCATATAAAGATGTAGCATCTGACATTGATTATTTAGGTAAAATATCAGAGAAGTTTAATGATATGATTAAAATGGAGCATCAGTCTATGGAAGGACTTGATGATGAGCTTATAGAATCTATCTTTGCTAAAAAGAATTTAGTACAGACTGGTATTGCATCTATTGATAAGGCTATTGTTGGTATGACCAAAGGTGAAATATCTATTATTGCTGGTAGACCTGGTAATGGTAAGAGTACATTAGCACTTAATATAACAAAAAACATGATACTTGATGGTAAGAAAGTAGTATTTATAAGTAGAGAAATGCCAAGAGTAGAGATTGTTAAAAAGTTTTTAGCAATGCATACGTCTGTACCTAATAAACAAATGCGAAACAATGCGTCAAACCACAGAGAAGAAATAGAAAAAGGTTTAGATTTTATAAAAAAGTATTACAAATCGCTTCATTTATTTGATAATTTAAGAGGTCTAGATGAAGGCATTCAAGAAGCCAAAAAGATAAGACCTGATGTAATCATTGATGACCATATAGGTTTTATTGAGTTTTCTCAGCGTGATAATAGAGATGTTAGACATCGTATCGCCGAAGTGACAAGAAGATATAAATGGCTTGCAAAAGAACTTGATTGTTCTGTTATATTAGTCTCTCAACTAAATCGTAACATAGAGCATCGTGTAGATAAGATTCCAAGGCTCAGCGACCTCGCTGAGTCTGGTAATCTAGAGCAAGATGCAGAAATCGTAATCTTTAACTATTATCCATACGTATATGAATATGAGCAAGCTGAACATGGAGAGTTTGGGCAACAGATTATTATAGCTAAAAACAGATATGGAACAACTTGTAAGTTTGATGTGGGTTATCACGGTGATAGTGCATCAATACTAGACACACCTGAACAAGCCAAGCAAAAATTTAGAGACCGTTTAAACGAGCTCTACTCCGATTAAGTCTAACAATATCAGCACTTAAAGAAATTTCTTGACATTTGTTTTAGAGGTTTGTAATCTTAAATGTTATATTCACACTAAACAAGGAGTTATTTATGATTAAAACTAAAAAAATAAACTCACTACCTATCGGTTCTACCTTTAAACTATCAAGTGGTAAAACTGGTACTTTAATTCAATTAAGTAATATGGGTGCTATGGTTCAATATCCAGGAAAGAGAGCTACCTATATATCAGGAAGCACTTCAGTCGTTCTTTCAGAATCAACAGAGCCATCATGGGTCTTTGATGATGGAGGAAGAGAAGAGGCTGGGTATAAAGGGTTTGCTGGTGATTGCGTATGTCGTGCTATTACTATTGCTACACAAAAGCCTTATAAAGAGGTTTATGATAGATTAGCTGATGGTATGGCAAATCAAAGAAGAAGCAAGAGAACACCTAAACAGTCACGCTCTGCACGCAATGGCGTATATGTAAAAAGAAAATGGTTTAAAGACTACATGAAAGAGCTTGGCTTTGTCTGGGTTTCTACATCTGGCATAGGTCAAGGGTTTCAAGCTCACTTAAATTCCGATGAATTACCTAATGGAAGATTGGTGGTATCTAAAAGAAGGCATTACACTGCTTTTGTTAATGGTGTATTGCGTGATACCTATGATTGTTCATGGGATGGAAAGGTAGGAGTTTATGGTTATTGGTTATTAAAAAACTAAAAACACACTCAAATCAACGAAAAGCCCCTCTTTTTGAGGGGTTATTTGTATAAAATCAGAATTAAACATTTAATGATACCCTCACAAAACGTTCGTTATTTAGGCGATAGTTATATCAAAGAATTTATTTTACGAGCTTCTAGGGGCATTCTCGTAAGCCGTTTTTAAGGGCGATACTTATTTTTTTGACTTTTGACGTATTGTCTGTACTCTCTTAGCTTATTCTTATATGTTTGCTCTAATACTCTTAATTCTTGTAATTCACTATTATCTAACCTTGAAACAAAGTCATCATAATCAGATGTTTTTCTACCTTGTGTTCTTCTTTTTGATAAACTAATAGGTTCTGAATCTTCTAAGTAATTCAAAGCTCTGTCGTATGCGTAATTAAAAGCTTTTCTTTTGTTAGTTCTTGTGGTGTTTGCCATTTCATATTGATGTTGTATATAAGTAACTGCAGCCCAGAAGTCTTTGTTCTTTTGTTCCAAAGTTCTATCGCTATAAAGATTTGCTTGTAGCTGTCTATACATAAGACTTTTTGTAGTAGCGTTATTAAAATTAAATTTACCACTATATTCTGTATTTAAGATGTCGCTTTTATATGCACCTTGTTTTTGTCTGAATGTTCTAAATCTTGTTTCTGTTTTTTTATCAGTTCTTTTTCTAATACCATTAACAATGTCATTAGCTATTGGAATTGCTTTAGTAAGCTGATTACCTGCTTCTTTTAAAAGCACTTGTCTTTGTCCTGGTGTTTCTGATGCAAATGTTCCTTGTGCCACTAATGATGCTGCACCTAATAAGTTTTGTCCATTCTGTACAATAGCTGGTGTAAGAGATTGTGCAATAGGTCTATTAGTCTCAGCTAATGCTGAAAAAATACCTAAACCTTCACCATCAACAAAATAATTCCAAAAACGTTCTGGTGCTGATACAAATTTGTCTGGGTCTGTGTTATGTACAGTATAATACATATTTTGTATTGCTGCTCCTGCTCCAACAGATGCTCCAATATATCTTAACATTGGTGCGACCTCACCATTTTGAACTAATGGCTTATATGCATTTTGATATACATTTTCTGTTACACGATAAGCAATACGATAAAACAATGTAAATGGTTTTGCATAAGCATTACTCATAAATCTTGGTAGAGCTGTTGGGTCTGCTAAACCTTGTGTTAGAGTGTGACCTCTAAAATATATTTGATTTAATTGGTCTGGTGTAAATGAACCTTTTTTAACTGCTTTCTCCCATCCATCAACTTTAAACACATCTTCTAATATTCTTCTTGCAGAGGATTTATCTATGTTAGCAAATAAACCATCTGATTTACCAGCTAATACTTTTAAGGCATCATCTGATGCAACTTCAGACACAGCAACAGAAAGCAATCTGTTTGCCTGCTCAGTTTTTTTCATACCTATTGTTAAAGCTCTTTGTGCTCTTGCTTGAAGACCTTGACCACGTATACCTACTGTCTCTACTAATTGTTCTCCTGCATCTAATGCACCAATCTTTACTGCTCTTTCATACACTGCCTTTTGAAACTTATCATCAGTAGCCATTTTAGCCATAGCTCTCATAAATTTTGTACCACCAAATGTAGTAATATTTTGTACTTGACCCAAAAAGAAGTTCTTTATAGCTGACCTAGGACTACTTAAACCAGTTGCTGCAGTCCAAGCAGTTGCTTGTCTCAAAACAGGACTTACAATATCATCATAAGCATCACCTCTTAATACAATATCCATATCTTTTTGTAACTCTGATTTGATATAATTTATATCTTTCATATTTCCGACTTCTTGTTCTATTTGTCTGATTCTTTTTGTAAATGCTTTTGTAAAATTACCATCTTTAATTACACCTTCAGGACCAAAGAATTTTGTAGTAGACGTAATGCTAGCTGCTCTACCAGCATATCTATCCATTGATAACCCATAGTCTTCTACATAGGTGTCTACAACTTTTCCTATCTTTACTCCATTAAAATCATCACCAACTTTTAATTTCATGTTATCTACGCCAGATATAATCCCACCACTTTCATCTAAAAATATCTTTGGAGGTAATTTAGCTGTACGTGAATACTGAGCCCCATAAATACCATGCTTAGCACTATGTGATAGTGTTTCATCTAATATCTCTCCAGCTTGTTTGTATTTATCTTTAGAAGCAAAAAACTCTCCACCTCGTTTAAACCTTTTGTCTGTTTTAAGTATTGAATCAATCATAGAATCTCTAAGTGGTCCGTCTTGTTTTGATAACAAGTCTGCTGCTTCATCTGAAACTGTAAGACTTACAAAGTTTTTTACTTTTTGTATTGGTTGATTTTTAAAATTTTTCCCATCAAATACTTTTTCTTGAACACCTGCTTTTCTCATTTGGTCATATATGTCTCCTACAAACTTTTGATGTATTTGTAGTATGTCTTCTAACGCAAGCTGTTGTTTCCTACTTAATTCGCTTCTTAAATCTAAAAACCTATCATCTATATGATATATTAACTCTTTATCTAACAAACCTCTTTCTTCTTTTGTTAAATCATAGAAGTCATATTTTTTAGTCATTTTATTTCTTGATGCTCTATAAGTACCTTTGATTTCTTCTCTTAATCTTGTCATCTGAGTTAAGTCTGTTTCCACTTTTACAAGAGCTTCACTACCTAGTTCTCTACCCAGGTTACCAAACTTAGTACTTACAGGCATAATTCTATTCATAAACTTCTTAAAGTTTCCTATAACTGGATTATTATCAAACACAATACCACCATTCTCATCATGAAGTTTTGTAGTGTATGAAGGTTGATTATCTATAAGTGCTTTATATTGTTGTAGCTCATCATCTGTCATTTCTGTGATTGACTTCTTACCAAAAACATTAACTTTTAATGCTGTGTGTCTTTGGTCCACTGGGCTTTTTGTTAATAAGCCTGCTTCTTTCTCAAGAGCTTTTATTTCTTTATATAGTGTAAAGTTTTTGTTTCCAGTGACTTTCTCAGATGATTTTAATAGTATTTCATCAGCTCTTATAAGTTGTTGTTTTTTACTCATAGTAGGATTTCTTAATCCTACATCTTCTGCAAAGTCTATCATATAGCTAAATGAAAGCTCATCATTGTTCTTACTCATAATGCTTGTAGAAAAATCAGTAGCTAATGCATCTTTGCCATATAATACATTTCCTTTACCTTGCGACCTTAAATTGTAAGCAACTGAAGTAATTTCGTTTTTCTTTGCACCTACTTTATATGGAACATCTTCAAATTGTATGTTACCATCTTTATCTACAACATTCTGTCCATTTACAGTTTTTTTCACTTTTCTTGTAGGTCTTTTTACGTTTAATAATCCTTTGTTTGTGGTAACAGATTCTTGACCAAATATCTTTGCTAATTCAACAGCATCTTTTTCTTTTAAATTTTTAACTAAAAAACCTCTACCATCAGCAGTACCCTTATACATACCTTCAACAGACATAATTTGGTTACGTGTATATCCTCTTGCTAAAAGCTCTCTAATTAATGTTTCATTAGAAGTTTCTCCGTACAGTCCAACAGCTTTATTGTCATAAAATGCAGGTTCATTAGCTGTAATAATACCAAACTTTTTTGTGTTTATAAAATTTTCTAGGTCATCTTGGTCATCAAAGAATGAAAACTTATTACCTTTTTTATCAAAATTATATTTTATTTGTTGTATGATGTTATCATCAGACCTTTTATAGTCTTGATTAAATTTATTAAAATCTTTTACTACTAAATCTTTTTCGTTACCATTGGCGTAGTATGTCTGATATTCTACTTTTAATTTACCATCTTTAGGCTCTACGTATACTTTTCTTACTTTAGCTGTAGTTTTAACTTCACCTGTTTTTTTGTCAAAGCTACTAAAATCTATTGTTTTATATTGTTCGTCTACTTGTGCTATTGCTTGTTTATTAATAACACCCATAGCTATCTGTGAGTAGTCTCCTAATTTCTTTTCATCAGTAAGACCAATTCTTTCTAGTGCTCTTCTTACATCTTGTTTAGATGCTTGCATTGTAGCACCACCAAATAAACTACCAAGACCTGTAGTGAGTGCACCTGTAAGAACTCTACTACCCATATCCATACCTTCTTCATTAGGTAAACTAGTAGTAAACCCAGACATAAAATATGTACCTAATTCTGCAGGCTTACTCTTACCTAGGCTTTTCATGTAAGGATTGTTAGCAAACTTAAACGCTGGAGCAACAGCAAACAATGCACCTGCTACTGCATCTTGACCAAAAGCTACTGCACGCTGTTTAAACGTTGCGTCATCTTCTTGCATCATCTGACCAGTAGAACCAAATATGAGGGCTTCTCTACCCATCTCACGACCTAAAACAAATCTTCTTGCAGCAGCTACATCACTCTCTGCAAGTTTCATAAATTTATCTATATAACCTTTTTGTACACCATTTTTTCCTAGTGCATTTACAAGTAAAGAATTTTTAACACCAATACCAGCCTTTGCAACACCTTGTGCCATTTCATCTACATTGCCTGCTTTTTTAGCAGCGTTATAAATCTTAGCACCTTTTTGAAGTTTAGAAGCACTTGAACCTAACATAGCTAAACCACCAAGACCACCTGTCATTACTGTTGCTAATGCTGTAACTCCAAAGAATGCAGCACCAGCACCTAACATCTTACCAGCTTTTGCTGCTCCTGATAGTTCATCTGCGTCTAATCTTGGGTCATTGTATAATTTACCAAATGTAAGCTCTTCACCTAAACTACCAAAAAATGCTTCACTGAATGATGGCATCTCTTGTCTAATTTCTGGTATAGATGTAAGAGCGTTTTGAGTTTGTTGAGGTTGTAAAGATAAAAGATTAGGTATGCTATCTTGTTTTGTATCTTGATTTAATAACGAAGATAGACTAGGTATACCTGTCTGTGTTTCATTGCCATTTGCCATGATTGTTTTAGTAGCTCATAATATCATAAAATGGCAAAGTAGCTGCTTCTTTGGCAAGGTATGATTGTTGTGCTAAGTTTGATTGTATTTGTTCACCTCTAACACTTAATTCAGATATTTCTTTATCTATTTTATCTAAATCTTTTTTAGTTTTGGCGTTTCTTCTTTCTTTTTTTAGTTTTTCTAATTTTTGTGCATCAGATTCTAATTCAAAATCATTGTCTACTAATTTTACAGTTCCATCTTTATTACTATACAGGTACTTATTTCCTGTTGATTCATCCATTCTAACAACTTCTTCGTTTGGTCCTAATGCATTTTTTTCAGCATCTGTTAAAGGTCTTTGAGTCATAGAACCACCTGAATTATTATTTTTTTCTATTGATGACATACTTAATAATGTTAATTTATTTTCATATTTTTTAATGACTGACTCTGGTGCGTCTGAATTTCTTAAAGATGATATAACGTTTCCTAAATCTATCATTAGTTTATCTTTATCTTTTTGATTTTCAATGGAATCTAGTTTATCTTTATCTAGTCTATCTATCATAAATGTAGCTATCTGTGTAGGATTGTTTGAACCTGAAATTATATTTTTTAGTTCATCTTCGTTTTCAAACTCAACAATATCAAGCACATCGTTTGCAAATTCTCTGTTTTTCTTAACTGCTAATCTTTTGTCAAAATTAGATGTATCTCTTTTAATACCTTTAGAGTCTAACTCTAATCTAAAATCACTTAACTGTATTTCTGCTTCTTCAACAGTCAAGTTTTCAAAATTATCTGACAAATTTTTAAATTTTTTATTTATATCATTATTGTTTGTAACAGTAACACCTTTAGATTTTCTTACAGCATTCCCTAAGTTTCTACCTCTATCAGTTTTGTAAGAAATATTATCTCCATAAGCAACAGCTTCGTCACCTTCTAAATCTGCAAGTATATCAACCATCGCAACATCTTCTGAAAAATTTCTAGAATCTACCATATCGTTGTATTGAGTATTTCTAAATGATTTTTCATCAGCATATCTTTCATCTTCTTTTTGTTGCTGGTCTCTATATCTTTCTTGCTCTATTAATAAGCCAGGTAATTGATTTAACATATCACCAAGCGTATCTTGTCTTGATGCCATTGATGCTGCATCTAAAATCTTATCTACATAACTTCTAGCCATTACTCTGTTCCTCCAGACATAGATGCTTCTATTGCTGCTTGTATTGCAGCTAATTGTTCCTCTGTAAAATTAAAGTTAAAACCAATATTTTGTAATGATGAAAAGTCAAATCCAGCTCCAGATATAACACCTGGCTGTAGTTCATTTGGAGCAGTAAATCCTTCATCATCAAACAATCCAGCTAGTTCTGCAATCTTAAGTGCATCACTTCTTCTGTTTGCTTCTAGCCCTGCTATATATCTTCTTTCATTTCCTACTCTGTCTACAATTTCTTCTTCAATGTCATAAAGACCTCTGCCAAAAGCAGAGCCAGCTCGTTGTCCTTGCATAGCAGTTTGTTGGCTTAACTCTCCCATAAAATCTCTACCTCTAACAAGACCTGCTCTACCTTGCATTCCTCTTGCCTCTCTTTGTCCTTGAAATAAACTTTGTTCAAGACCAGTATAAGTTTCTCCTAATTGGTCTGATAGTCTACCTTGTTGCTCAGTTCTGTATTGCTGATATATTTCTGCACTAGGGTCTGTTAAGGCATATAACTCTTCTGGTATTTCAGTAAAAAATTGTGAATATTGTGAATATTGTCCTGCCCCAATACCTAAAGGACCAAACATTTCATTTAAAAAATCATCTGTTGATTGTGCTTCCATGTGTCCAGGAATATGCATAATTAAAAATTCCTTCCTATATATCTCATTGGTGTTGTGTTAAAATTAAATAAAGCATTTTGATTCTGTTCAAAGGCATTTAATTGTGGTGTTCGTAGATTGCTTAAAATATCATCAAAATTTGGTTGTGGCAACAGTTGTTGTGGAATATCTAGATTAGCTAAACCTGTATTGCCATAAGCTCCTGCTAAATTACCAGCAGTTCCTACTGGTGTAACGTTTTCAATCTTACCTACTAAATTAGACATTGATTTTTCTCCAATACCACCTACAGCTTCTTGACTAAGATATTTTAAATATTCACCTTTAGAAATTTGACCTGATTCATATAATTCATCTAAAGAAACATCTAAATCTCCAATTTTTATATTAGTTTCACCTAACTTACCAAAAGCTCTAGCAGATAAGAAGTCTGTGAAAACATTTTTTGCAATATTTTGTCTTTGTGATTTAGTTAGGTCGTCAAAAGCATCTTCAAGGTCATCAGCCTGCTCTCTTAAGTTTCCTCTTTCTCTGTTATAAAACAATCCTTCAGAAACTAAGTCGTCAGGAACATCTACATCATAATCTTTAAAACCACCTGCTAGACCTTGTCCTGCAGCAGAACCTATTGCTGCTCCAGCTGGTCCACCTATTGCAAAACCTACAACTTGACCTGCAAGCCTACCTAAAGACAGTTTGCCTTGACGTTTACGTGCTTTTCTTTCTTCTTCTTTAGCTATTCTTTCTAGTTCGTCTGCTGCTCTTTCTAAAGCTGCTTTTTCTTGTATAGCAGTAAGTCCAGTACGAAACTGAGCTTGACTACGTTCAGATATAGCTCTAGCTTTAGCAGCAGAAACCCCTAATGATGATTGTTGATATTGTGAAAATCCGTTTGCCATAATATATATACCCTCAATAATTTATTAATATACTTGTTACCATTTCTACTATTTTTTTAATATTATCTAGCTAAATACCCTGCTGTTTGACAGCTTCTGCCTACAGGAAACTCCGACATCCTATGTCCTGTTTGAAGTGTATCATAGCTTGGGTCTAAATTAACAGCTACTAACCAATTTTGTAAATATCCTTCAGAGATAGTAATACTACCACCACTTGTTAATGATACATTAGCATTGCTATTAAAACTCATACTACCACCACCACTTGAAAGTCCTGCTAAGCTGATATTAGTAGTTTGATTTAAATTACAGCTATCAGCACAATTACTCATCTTTAATTCACTTGAAGGATGATTTGGTATTACTGGTATTGACATATTATCCCTTTATCTTTTTGTATTCAACAATGTCTGCTTTTAATTCAGTTACTCTTGCTTCTGCAACTACTAATTCTGCTTCTGCTTGTTTAATCATATCATCAACTGGTCTTACTTCAGTCCAATCTACTACTGAAACATCTTTACCTGCTTCATCTTTCATTGAACGAAGATGTTTGATTTCAACTTGTTTAACTGATAATCCAGCTTCTACTGCTTTTTCTGCTATTTTTTTAGCCATTTTACTCTCCTATTTTATTTGTAAGTTCATCTATTTGAACTTGTTGTTGTTGTATTGCCTTTATTAAAACTGCTACCATTTTTCCATAGTCCACACTTTTAAAATCTTCTTTAGTCTTTAAGTCTTTGTTTTCTTTTATAAGTTCAGGTATAAGTTTTTGAATATCTTGTGCTATCACACCAATATCGTGTTTACCACCTCTTTTTTCTTTCCAATCATATTCTACTGGCTTCATTTTTAAGACTTCTTCTAATCCATAAGGGATAGGATTAATATTTTCTTTTAATCTTTCATCAGAACTTGTTGTAGTTGAGTATGCAATTACATCTCCATCAGCATGAAAATCTCCATCATTTTGGAAAGCAAATTCAGGAGTAGATAAATCATCTGAACTATCGTCTAAAACAAAATCAACTCCACTTGCTGCAATACCAAATCTCCAAGCAGCATTACCTACTCTTTCCATTTTAACATTAGTTAATCCAGTTCCATTTGATATATGTAGTTTTGCATCAACAGAAGTTTCTCCTATACCTACATTACCTGATGAGTTTATTCTCATAGCTTCAGAGCTTATACCTGCACCAAATGATAAACCATACTGATTTCCATTACCATTGAATTGAATATATGATTGATTTGTTACATCAGTTCTTGCTAAAATTCTTGTACCTGCTGTAGTCCAATCAGAACCATCTGCTTCTCTAATTTGTCTAAATATTAATTGACTTGCATTATCTGTTTTTGATTCAAGTTTCAATAAATCAAGAGTATTAGTTGCAGTATCACCTAAATCAAATGAACTTGAATTATCTCCAATGTGTAAAGTAGCATCAGGTGATGTTTGTCCTATACCGACATTTCCACTATTAAATGTCATAGCTGCATTGCTGCCATCTCCATCTGCAAATATTTGAGTCGTAGTATTATTGTCAGTAAAAGCTGCTCTAAAAGTTCCTGAAGCATTATATCTGTAAAAACCACCAGTATCGTTTTGATGTGCTACTCTATCTCCTACCACATGAAGTTTATGTCCAGGTGATGCAGTTCCTATACCTACATTACCTGATGAGTTTATTCTTGCCCTTTCAGAAGCATTAACTCTAAATGCTAATGAGTTGTCATTGTGGTCGTATCTAATGC